AGCCAGGTGGACACCTACTTGCCTTTGGTGGTTCCAGGACATACCACCGCCTTGCCAGCGCAGTAGAGGATGCAGGGTTTGAGATTCGTGACCAGATTATGTACTTGTATGGTTCAGGATTTCCGAAGTCATTGAACATTGCAAAGAGTATTGAAAACAAAATCACAACTGGTTCGGCTGCCAAGAATGGTTTTCACAAACTTGAAGGTGAGCGAACTGGTGAAGGTCGAATTGGAATGTACGACACAGTTGAGGAACAAGGGTTTCGTAAGGTAAATCCTAATCAACTTGGCGCTTTTAACCTTGACCCAACAACACCTGAAGCCCAACAATGGCAAGGCTGGGGAACTGCCTTAAAGCCAGCCCACGAACCTATCGTTGTTGCTCGCAAGCCCCTTATCGGCACAGTAGCCACCAATGTTCTGACCTACGGCACAGGTGCGATGAACATAGATGGGTCAAGAGTTGGCACGACAGACAACTTTGATGGCTTAAAAGGCAGACCAATAACCAAACTTGCTACCCGAAGGGAGGGCGAAACAGATGAGGAATACAAAAACAGAGTCCTTGAAAGCCCAGGGCAACAAGAAGCATTAGCAAAATTAAAAGATTTAGGTCGCTGGCCAGCCAACGTAATCCATGACGGTAGTGAGGAAGTGCTGGCACGGTTCCCGAATACTAAAGGTGGAACTGCTGTTAGGGGAAAATCAGGCGGTAATACGTTTGGTGGCGACAACCCAAAACCACCATTAGACGACATTGGTTACGGCGACTCAGGCTCAGCCGCTCGTTTCTTCTACTGCGCTAAAGCCAGTAGGTCAGAACGCAACGCTGGGCTAGAGGGATTGCCAGAAAAGCCAGGTGGTTCAAATGCTAAGGGATACACACAAGACGTTGCTAATGGCTTAGACCGCAACCGACCAGTAGCAAACTTCCACCCCACCGTCAAGCCAATCGCTCTTATGCGCTACCTAGTCAAACTAGTCACTCCACCCAACGGCACAGTTCTTGACCCGTTCTTGGGTAGTGGCTCAACAGCAGTCGCAGCAATACTTGAGGGATTTCAGTGGATAGGTTGCGAACTAACAGAGGATTACTGGGCAATAATTGATGCTCGTGTTTCTTGGGCGGAAAGTGAGTACGCTAAGACTGCCCCCGAACAGGAAAGTTTGTTTTAGAAATGATTTCAGTAGATATTGACCGACTCGTACAAAGCGCCATTCGTGTTTCAATCTTGCCTTGGGAAGATGAACTAGCCAGAAGGGTTGGTGAAGGCAGGACAAACCAAAACAAAGGTAAGTCAGACCGTCACTCATACGATGCAACAAAACTTATGGATAACTTGCTAGCAAACCAACACGCTGCGGTTGCCGAGATTGGTGTAGCAAAAGCCTTGGGCGCATATTGCTACGCAGGTATTTGGGATGCAAAGGACCACAATCTTTTCAGCACACTTCCAGATGTTCAATGGGGACAAACTGAAGTAGAAGTTAAATGGAGAAGGAACGGCAAGTCAATGCCTGTTGACAGAAAAGATGCAGAAGCAGACCGTCTTGTTATTTGGGCGGAGTGCAGGCTTTCCACCACTTATGGTTGCCAATGTGTTTTTTGTTCTCAATGGAAAACCCCCATTAGCCAATCAGTTGTTCGTGTTCTTGGTGGCGGTTGGGCAAAAGGTCTTTGGAACCAAGGAACTTCTTATAACGGCGACACAAACCGTGTTTCTGTTTCACCTAATTACTTAACTCCTATTCACGACATTATTGAGGGGCTTCGATGAAGATTTCACTAGCCATGATTGCCCGTGATAATGATGATGTGCTCGAAGCAACGCTTGAGTCAGTTAAATCTTTTATTGACGAGATTGTTGTTGTTGATACCGGTTCGGTAGATGGCACAATTTCAGTAGCAGAGTCTTGTGGTGCATCCGTTTATGAGTTTGAATGGATTAACGACTTCTCCGCCGCTCGTAATTTTGCCTTTTCTAAGTGTTCTGGTGATTGGATTATGTGGCTCGATACTGGAGATGTAATCCCTGAATCCTCGGCAGAGGCTTTGGTCGCACTAAAGACGTGGTTGTCGGAAATACCTGACGGTGACCAGCCTGAACTTATCCAAATCCTTTTGAACCGTGTTCTTGATGAGGATGGTAACCCTGAATACAACTACCCAGTTCCTCGAATGGCTCGATGTAGTGCAAACCCAAAGTGGGAACGCCCTATCCATGAGGTATTAACAACAGATAACAATGTCTCTATGTTCTACCCTGACGCTTGGGTTAATGACACAAACCTCATTGACCACTCAGAGCGAAACTTGGAGATGCTGATTGCCCTTGCCGCTAGTGGCGACACATCGATTCGCACCCTTAGTTATTTGGCTCTTGAGTTCTATGAACAAGGCAGATACGAAGAAGCCTTACAAACCTACGATTCCATTATCTTTCGTGGTGAAGATGGGTTACCTGCCTATGAAGCCCTTATCGGTGCTGGCAAGTGCCACCGTCACTTGAGTGGTTATGAATCCGCCTTAAATGCTTGGCTAGAAGCCTGTCGTTTAGACAGCACCCGTGCTGATGCTTGGCTACTCATTGGCGACATTTTCTACGAACAAGAAGAGTTCGCTAAAGCCATTCCATTCTTTCAAGCCGCTACATCCTTGACTCGACCCCTCGACACGTCAATGGTGAACCTCTCTTATTACTCCTACTTACCATGGGAGCGTTTAGGTTTTTGCCAACTTGGTCTTAACCAAGACGATAAAGCAGTTGAGGCTTTACAAAAAGCGGCGTATTACGCACCGCCTAAGAAAGCCGAAATGCTTATTGACCTACTTGATACTTTGACTGGTGGGAATGACGGCTCGGATAACCCTCTCGGCGCATAGTTGCGCTGAAGGCAAGTTATCAAAGTCGCCAAGAACTATTCCCCAACCATCACTAACTTCGTCACAGATACGAAGGGTGTAAGGGTCGTCATAATCAAGGTGGGAAATGACAAAGTGGTAGTTCCGTACTGACGGTGCTAGCCCTTCCCAAATTCCTTCTGACAAATTAAACCAACTTAAGTTCCACATACCTTTACATACCTTCCAATGATGGTGGGCAAGCAAAGATTCTGGCTACCTCACCTGTCTCTACGTTTTTCATGCTGATTTCGCCCTGTTGCCAAACAAGGCGTGAGTATGCACCCTGCCCCTTCGACAGAACAGAGAAAATATAAACTTCTGCTTGGTATTCAGCCTCGGCGAGTGACGTGGCTTGAACCTCAAACTTGCGCTGGTGTCGCTCGAACTTACCTTTAACTATCCAAACCGCCATCACCACTCCTATCCAACGAATAGGCATAGTGCCAAACGCTCTTAATCATTAAGTTTAGGTACTTGAGGAATACGGAAACCTCATGGTCGAAGTTTTCCTCATCAGGGTTCAACTGAATAGACCAGTTGTTGTCTTGACATAGGCGAGCAAAGTCCTCAGTCCATTCGTCAGCAAACCACAATCTGCCTTCGTACTCAGCAATAGAAGCCAACGCCACTTTGTGTAGTGGCACGACACGTTGAACTATGTTGCCGTCTAAACCCGTTCGGGGGTCAGTTACGGCATTAAAGATTTTTTCGTTCATTTGTACTTTCGTTCTTTGCGAATCATTTGAAGCGAACGGTTGTAGTTACGAGCCTCACGCTTTAGATTCCAAATGGTGAACAATCCTATGAGAAACGCAAAGGCGAATACAGTCAATGGAAAGAACGCTGTGAAGCGAACCATTGTCCAATACACACTTCCTGTTGCCCAAAAGTGGTGACTTGACCAAACAAGGCTTGAAGCCACGAGTGCCAAGAACCAAATTGTTGATTGGTGCTTTTTCATTGTCTATCTCCTAATCAGTTAATCGGTTTATAAAGTATGACAGTATTGCTATACCCCTGTCAAGCATTATCTTGATACGATATTTAGTATCAGCCAATAACCCATTAACTAGTACCCCCATTATTATCTTTATCCTTATTAGCCCATAAACCCTTATAAATAAAGGCTTTACAAAGTTTTTATTTAATAACTTGATTTATGTCACTCCCATACTGTACTATGGTTGAGTACCAATAAACGTAGTAACTGACTAGGAGGCAATATGCCAGAAGTAACTAACCGCAGTACCTTGGGACACTCACAGCGTCGCCAAGATGAAGCACTACGACTTCGCCGTGAAGGTATGTCGTTTTACGAAATCGCTCGCCGTCTTGGTTACGCCAACACAGGTGCAGCCTCAAATGCTCGCCGAGCCGCCGAACAGCGTGAGCGTATTGCTAACGGTGTCACCACACCTAACCGTGCGGTTCGCCGTTCAGTAGGTACTCGTACCAGTTCTCGTGGTATCCCTTCGGTTCGCACCTTTGGTGTTGAAGCAGAGTTCTTTGGTATCACACCACAGGTTGCCATTGACGCACTTGCTCAAGTTGGCATTACTGCTACCTACGAAGGCTACACACACTCTGTTATGCCTAACTGGAAGATTGTTACTGACGTGTCAGTCAATTCACAAGGCACAGGCGAGGGTCGTGGTCTTGAATTGGTGTCACCAATCCTTCGTGGTACTGAAGGTCTTAAAGAAATGACTAAGGCTCTTAACGCACTTCGTGGTGCTGGTGCCAAGGTTAATAAGACTTGCGGACTTCACGTTCACGTTGGCATGGACGGTCTTAACGGTTCACAGATTATGAAGATTGTAGAAATGTACGCTTCTAACGAGAACAACATTAACCAGTTGGTTTCGGAGAGTCGCCGTGGTAGCAACCACTACTGCAAGTTGCTCTCACGCCGTGCTAACTACCAGACTTCTAACTACACGCAACTAAGCAACCTGACTTCACCATTGTCAGCAACTTCAAATCGTGTTAATCCTGAAATTGCTCGCCTTACACAAGGTACTGACCGTTACTTCACAGTTAATGTTCAGTCTTACGCAAAGTATGGCACAGTTGAGTTTCGCCAGCACCAAGGAACTCTTAACGGTGGCAAGGCAACAACTTGGGTGAAGTTCCTACTCGGTCTTATTGAGACTTCAGTAGTTGCTGACCAGCCAACTGCTTTTGCAACATTGTCAGAAATGGCAGACGGACTCAACTTGCACGGTGACGTAAAACGCCGTCTTGTAAGTCGTGCTGAAGCCCTTAACCCAACAAACAACTAAAGAGAGGTAATACCGATTATGTGTGGAATCGCAGGATTTTGTTTAAGCCGAGAGGACAATCACCTCAACGCTCGTAAAGTATCAATGGCTTTGCTCCAAGAAATCGTTAAGCGTGGAAGTCACGCTACTGGTGCTTCTTGGGTCAAGGGCAACAAGGAAACTAAGAAGGCTGAGATTGTGGTGTCTAAAGCACCCGTCTCTGCTTACCAGTTTGAGCCTTACCTTGCCAAAATGCCAGCCAAGACCAACCGTGCCATTTTGCACACTCGCTTCGCCACGCAGGGTTCACCTCAGGACAACCTGAACAACCACCCGATTGTTTGTGGTCGTATCGTTGGTGCGCACAATGGTGTCCTTGATAACGATGACGCTATCTTTGACTACCTTGGTGTTGACCGTCAAGGCGAAGTGGACTCAGAGGCGGCATTTGCTTTGCTAAACCGCACCATTCACACGCCAGCAGAAGTCTTGCAGTCGCTAAATGGTCGTGCCTCGCTTTGCTGGTTCGATAGTAAGGACAAGCGCAACCTTCACCTTGCTCGTGTAGAAGGCTCACCCCTTGCTATTGGACAAACAGAGGGTGGCTCATTGTTCTTTGCCAGCACTATGCAACTTCTTGTTGCTGGCTGTGACAAGGCTGGTGTTGATTTGAAGTGGGTAGAGGACATTGAGCCTATGACCTACATGAAGATTCGCAACGGCGAAATCTTAGAGTTGGAAACTATTGGCAAGTCACTAAAGAGGATTGCATAATGAAGGAGATATACGAAATGACAGACAACACCTCAATCAACTACTTGGCTAATGCGCCTGTATGGACAGTTGTGTGGGGCGGAGAAACTATAAAGGCACCGTCAGCGTTCGACATTCTTGCGACCATTGGTGAAGCCTCATACATTCCGTCTGACGCAAAGTATCCCAAGCGTGGTATTGCCTACCGTCTATTTATGCAGTATCGGATTCTCATTGATGACGAACTATCTGACGAACTTTTCCTTGCTCGTCTTGCAGAGTTTGGAATCATTGAGTTATCGGTTACTGGTGTCACGCCACCTGACCTTTTCCAAGAGGCTGTGGACTTCGCACAGGCTTGGTCTACACCGAAGTTGGTGAAGTAATGGTTGACGTGTACTTCTACCCAAATGCACCACAGGGCGAAATGTTTGACGTGTACATAGAGATTCTCGGACGGTTGGTTGGGAGTGTCGCTGAACTACGCAACTTACAAAAGGAAATTAACAACGCCTTTGATAACGCCGTTTATAGGTCAGAACTAACTACTACAACGAGAGGAGGTGAATAATGAATAAGAACGTAATCTATCTACTTAGTGAAGCAACACGAGCAACGATTGAAGGTGACGAGTTAAAGGCAATGAAGTTGACTGCCGAGGCTCTTACCCTTATGTCGTCAGGTGTTGTAAGCAAGACGAAGGAAGTAGTTACATCAACGACCAAGAAGGTTGTAGAAGTGACTCACAAGCCTAAGGCAAAGACATTTAAGGGAAAGCGTAACTATCAAATGCTGAACGCCCAAGTTTGGGAACAAGTATTTACGCAGATTTCTAATGGTGCAACTGTCTATGAGGTTGCCAAGAAGTTCGGTATCCCATACCAGACTGTCTATGGTCGCCTACGCCGTGCTACACAACCAAACGCTAAGGAAACGACAAATGCCTAATAAGTCTGTATAGGCGCAGGGAACCACACATCCCTGCGCCTATACGCCTATTCTCGCCCTTGTAACACCCACCTGCTATACTTGGGTATAGCGAAAAACGAAGTAACTGACTAGAAAGCAGGAAGTATGAATAAGCAAAGTAATTATGTAAGCCTCGCAGAATACAAAGTATCTGTGGCGGTTTTTAACGGGTTGTTCCGTGTACAGGTCGATGGACTTGGTGCTGATGGACAAGGCTCTGAGTACGAGATAGGCATTATCTCAAATGAGATTGATGACACCGTAGGTTGGATTATCCTGCGTGACGTGTGGGCTAAAGAAGAGGCTCTCGAAGAGGCTCGTGAGGCTCAAGACCGCATTGACAATCCTGAGTTCTATGAGGACGAAGTCGAAGTAACTGCTTTGTCTCTCAACACAATCTTTGGTGATGAAGTATCAGATGTTCCAGCCGTTTGATTGAGGAATAAACATACTCTCAATACCAGCAATGGTTGGTCGAGGCTTTCGCCCTTGAAGGTTTAGTTCAGCCAATGCCCATACAAGGGCATCAACACGGTCAGGGGATTCCCTCGTTCTACGACCATCGTTGAATGGTGTCCACGTTGTCATCTGTTCCTCTAACTTCGCAAACTTTGCAGGGTCACCTATGTGATGTATTCTGCCTTGTTCGTACAACGCCACGATAGGTTCAGCACGAGCCTTTTTTGAGTCACGAGCATTTGGTCGAGCCACAGGTAGTCCGGGGCGCACAGTGCGAAGTGCCATGTCGAGAAGTTCTTGACCTTGGTTGCCTTCAATAACAATTAGGTTTGCTCCCCATTCATCAAACGCCTCTACAACTCTCTGTACCCACTTGTCCACGCTGTTCTTGTTGCTCTGCGGCATTGAAGCATCTTCTAAGACGTAGCCGTGAGACTCACAATGAGGTGTTTCGCAACTATCGGGCTGGTGGGGACCCTTGGCAACAACAACAATGCCTGTTTCGTCACCATTCTCTCCTGATGTAACCGATGGGTCAACGCCAACAACAATCTTGGTGAAGTCCTCCATTGAAACCTCAATCATCGCCCACCACCACTAGTTTGTTTTCTTTGGCAAAGTCTCCACGAGCCTTGTCAATCATTTCAAGTTGCCACATAGCCCCTTCGACATCCGTTAGCAAAATTCCATTAAGTTCCTGCTCACCAATTCGTGTTCCTGCATAAGCAGTCAAAACGCTTTCTCGGAATGAATCAGCAAGGTTGGAAAGGTTGTCGTAGGTAGTTCCTGACGTAATAACGGTGGTCTTACGTTCCATAATCTCTTTAACAAGGCGCACACGTTTAGGAGTGGTCGTAACAAGTACTCGTGGGTCAGCACCAAGACGCAGACCAAGCATCAAGTTGTTCCAACTCGTATCAAGAACATCGCCCTTTGGCGCATCAGTCCAAGCGGCTAACTCATCACACCAAGCAGCATCGTGCTGTGGACCACGCAACTGACTTGGAGCGGCAGCAGAGTAGGTAAAGCACATAGCCCCATTGGGGAAGGTAAGACGGCGTTTTGTGGGCTCATAGTTTGGCATTTCATTTGGTGGTGAACAAGCGAGGATGCCAGAGTCTCCACCAATCATTACGTCTCGAACGTCAGCAGGGGTTCGACCAACGAGCGCAATGCGTTTGTATCCTTTATTCCAAACAAGGTCAAGAACCCACTCTGCGCCAGCACGAGTTTTTCCAGTACCACGACCACCTGAGAAGAACCAAGTTAGGTACGGGTTCTCAGGGTTTTGGTCTGGTGGTCGCTGTGGCGTTCTAGCGTGTTTGCACCAAGGGTTGTGCTTGCCATCAATGGGGTGTGAGCACCAATGCCAACCAGCATGAGGTTCTCCGTTGCAGGTTTCACGAGGGCAGTACCAATGGCGTTGAGGTTTCGTCATGTATGCCTCAAGTTCCTTTTGGACGGCATAACGCTCGGCAGGTTCTAACCCTGCGAAGATGACCTCTTGCTGCTTTTCACTAAAAGAAGCGAGTTTTGCTATTTCTGCTTGGTTCACTTAGTCGTTGCTACGGAAAAATGAAATAACGAGCATTAGAAAAACGCCTACGCTAAAGCCAATGCCGTATTTTTCTAATTCAAGAATGAAATGGTGCATAGTTTCACTGCTCCTTTACTAAACCAGTGTAGTTCATTGACTCAAAAAGTGTTTTTCGGTCACTGCCATCTTGCCAACGTGCTTAGAACTGGCACCCGTGTAGAGAGAAATAGGGATTCCACAGTGACGGAACTGTGCGCAAAGGTAACTGTCCTCACTTTGCAACATTCCGTCTTGTTCCAACCCGTTCCAAAACCACGGCGAGGGAGATTTCGGGTTTTCAGTACGAACTGTCTCATACGCACTGCGATGAACAAGCAAATAACCGCAACCAACGCTCATTAAGTTCTCAACAACGGTGTCTTGCTCGTAGTTTTCGAGGAAGCCGTTGCGATTTTGCGCTGATACCTTGAACGGAACAGGGTCGCCCTCGAAATGAAAGAAGTATTTTCCCGACAAAACGGGGTACTTTTCACTATCGGCGGTCTTAATGAGTGCGTCAAAGTCGTCAAGAGTAATAACTACGTCGGTATCCATCATCAAAAGCCAGTCAGCGTCGGTTTCGAGGAACTCAGTGACCAAGTTGTGACGATTACTGCTGATGTACGGGCCGGTTACGCTGCCAAAACCCCAAATGCGCTCGTCACGCATACGGATAATATCCATAATGCTCATAGCGAACTCGTTGTATATAGTTCCAGCCGTTACCCAGCCGATTACTACCTTCTCATTTTGCTTCATTGCTCTCCTTTTCTAGAAAATAGTCGTCAATCACGAGTGCGTCAATGTCACTTCGCATGAAAGACAAGATTGCGTCGCTCGGCAAGTGGACAATCGGCTCATCAGACAGGTTGAATGACGTATTCATCAACACGGGAACGCCAGTTTTTCCACTAAACGCCGAAATGAGTGCGTAATAACGGGGATTTGTCTCTTTATCAACGAACTGAGGTCGTGCCGAACCGTCAATATGGACACAAGCAGGGATTTTTTCCCGTGATTCCTCTTTGACTTGAAAAGCGCCGACCATAAAGTTGCCCAATGGACTGTCAATCTCTCGAAAAAACTCAAAAGCGTGTTCCTTCAGCACACTTGGAGCCAAAGGTCGCCACGATTCACGTCCTTTGACCTTGTTCATCTTCTCCCAGTGTTCTTTTTTACGGGGGTCCATAAGGAGACTTCGAGCGCCGAGGGCACGAGGACCGATTTCAGCACGTCCTTGATACCAACCAACGATTTTCCCGTCCACAAGCCGCTGAGAAACGGTATCTACAAGTTCATCAAGGGGCATTTTCACAAAGGGAAGGTTAGAAATGGCTATTGCGTTGTCAATCTCGCTCTTTTCTGGTTCGTAACCGAAGTAAGCGTGGTTCATTTGACCCAAACGGGCGTGTGTTAAGCGTTCGACATAGAGCGCCGCACCCAACGAGACACCAGCATCGTGTGGAACTGGCGGTACATACACGTTTCTGGCTCTGCCAACACTGGCTACTAGACCGTTAAACGTACAGTTCTGCCCACAACCACCCGAAATGACGAGTTGTTCGCACCCCGTTTTCTCACGAACCGTCGCTACGAGGTGTTTCATAATGTCCTCGAACAATCCCTGTACCGAAGCCGCAAAGTCTGCGTACTCCAGAACGGCTTTTTCGTTCCATCTTTCTGGTGTGAAGGGTCGTTCCTCAATCTTTGAGTAAATACTCTCAGTCAAACTCTTGCCTTCGAGTATGTGTCGAAGCACATAGTTATCTTCTGTGAGTTCTACAAAGTTAAATGACTCCGCCTTGGTGTTGCCGTATGGGGCAAGACCCATAAGTTTGCCCGGACTCCGAGCGCCGAAGCCTGCGTACATCGAACCTTCGTCGTACAAAGCGCCAAGAGAGTGGTCTGTACTGCTCAGTAAGTGGATTTCACTACCAATGCCGTGAAAGAGCGACGTTGCTTCCTTGTCGCCTCGTCCGTCTACTACCAAAATCGAAGCGTTCTCAAAGCCACTAATCAAATAGCCCGAAGCGGCGTGACTGACGTGATGTGGCACAAAATGGATTGGGGGCATTTTCTTACGGGGGAATAACGCCTTAGGCAAAACAACCTCAGCGTATGCCTCAGGGTCAAACCGTGGGTCGCTCGTAGGTATGTGGTCGCCCATGCTGTAACGAACGTCCGTCTCGCCCAAGTGTTCGTCAGTCCAACCAATGACAATGTTGTTCCAACCAATAGCGATTGCGTCTACGTCGTCTAAGGTCAAGCCTGTTTGACGAAAGATGTTGGCGACCCCTTGGTGGGTTGGTATGGGCCAATACATCTCCATACCCCAGTCAGACTTCTTTCCAGTAGTGCCGTACTTCTTGCGAGTAATCCTGTCCATTTCGGCAAACGCCAAAATCTTGCCGTCCTCAATGAGACAGGCAGAGTTATCGTGACCGCCGGGGTTAATGCCAAGAGTAATCATTTGAACCCCACTCTACTACCACCATAAACTTCAGACGAAATAACTCTGTGAGAAAAAATTATTTTTTATTTTTTCGTGAACCTTACCCATGTTTATGAACCGCTATAAGGTGAGCATTAAGAATTGCTTTAGAAGTAAATCCTTTAACACAACCTTCGCTGTAGTGAGGGCAATACCAACCATTACCCGGACCAAAGTAGCGTGTGCGGTTAGACATGGTTTTCCAAGATGGGTTGCCCCCACCTATACCGTTGCCACCACGATTTACTTTTGACATAAGTTCCGGGGCTAGGGGTCGAACCTAGATTCTCAGATTCAAAGTCTGATGTCCTGCCATTGGACGACCCCGGATAGAGGCGATTTAGTTACAATCCTACTCCGGGCGGCAAACCAAAACTATCCATGTCTGTAGCAAAGACTTTACCGACTAGTGCGTCTAAGACTTGTTGAACAGGTACTAGACGACCAAAGGTTGAATACACTAGACCGTTGTCTAATTGTGTGTATGTCTCAAACACAGGAAAGCGATTCCTCTTAGAAGACATTTCACTAACAAACCAGTCATAGATGGTTTTCATCTCCATACGGTACATAACCCCGTTTTCTACAAAGTAGTAAAAGAACAAGTCCGCCTCACAACGTAAGAAGCAACCCTTTGTTCCCCTTACTTCGTTAGAGATTGTCTCAAAGGCAAAGTTCTTAGGGGCATAGGTGTCGCATTTCACTTCAATGGTTGTCTCTATCTCTCTACCATTGACAATCCTTGACCAAATGAGGTCAATGTCAGATGTAACCTGCTGCTCAGAGGTGGCTGGTTCTACGCCAGTAGTACTTTCCTTTGACCATAGATACTCAACCACACGAGGTAGGTATTTGTCCTCTGTGCTCATTCGCTGGTTAAACGAAGCCCTACCGTGTTCGTACTGGCTCACCACATACCGAGCCTTCCACCCACGCTAAAAGTGGGCAGGTTCTCGGCAATACAGAAAGACTCGGCGTTCATTGGGTGGTGGCTGTAGAAGTCCTCTATGGCTAGGCGGAACATAGTTTTCAGTACCTCTAAGTTGTAAGCAGAGCCAAGTGAGATGTGCCACAACATATCGTCCTTCTCACAACCCAGATACAGTTGCCAAGAAATCTGGTCAGGTTCTATTAGTGCGTAAAGCGACCACCTATAAGGCGACTCGTCATACACATCTAGGTCTAGTTTGAGAAAGCCGTCATACTCATAACCGTCTAAAGAGAATAAGTCACTACCTGCAACTATGACGCTGGTTTGAAATGGTGCAGGATTACGCATCAACTAGTTGAGGCAAGTTGTACTTTGCCCTTGCTTTTACAATCTGTCTTTCAGCAAGGTGTGGGTAGTAAACAAAGTCTTCGTAAATGCCTGAGTAGGTGTAGCCACGCAGTCCTAGAAAATCCTTTAGAAACTTGGCGTGGGTGTCGTGGAAGTCAATCAAAACTAGGTTGCACAACGATTCTACTTCTTTGGCGGTGGCGCAAATAAACTTATCAACCGAATCCATAATCCATAGGTTCTCACGCATAGAACTGTCGTATAAGTTTTCCTGCTCGTCCGCTAGAACTTCTGCCAATAAACCCCTAATAGAGTCCAAGACCATGCCTCGACCTTCAGGGTGGCACTCTGAACAGAGTAGGTACTCAGCCGATAATCTGCTGTACGTTACTCCACACCCTTGGCACGTCATTGGTACTTCCTCATAGGTTGGTGCAATCGAATACGTTTCTTGCATTGTCAGTCTCCCTTAGTCGTTCTAACTAATTGTACTAAATGATTGTCTAGTAATCAACACGAACTAGACGAAATATTTTTACAAAAAAATTTTACGAAACGCCACTTTGCTCTTGTTGTCGGTAACGATTACTACACCCTAG